CTGCCACTACTTCTACATAATTAGCAGTAGTCATCAATACGCTATATCTAGGCATATCTTTTCTCCTGTTCAATTTCTAGCATTTTGAAATCTTCTACATCACTAATATCACCTGTATCAAATTCAATATCGTGACATTCAATTAGTCTGATGACCTCAGACTCTGACCGTGCCTCTACCTCTTTAAAGTAGTAAACGGTTTCTTTGGCTCTAACAATAAATTTAGGCATAAACCCTCCTACCAATCACATAGGACGGTTTCGCCCTGTTCGTTATAGACCTCTGAACCCATAGCCTCAGACCATGACCAAGACATATCTTTAATTCTTTCGTCTTTGTCTGGTGCTGCGATCAATTCAAAGTAAGACCCATCATTCATAACGATTTCATTGGCCTGTTCTGGGCTATCAGCCTCAACTTCAAACTCTGTAATCGCATAGACTGCAACTGTGTATTTAGGCATCATTCCTCCAAAATTTTGGTAATAACAAATCCATCTAGGTCAGCCCCAACCACCAAAGGCTCACCGTCCATGTAATAAAAGATTTTTTCGTCTTCCGAATCATAGGTCTCGTCCCATTCATCTTTGGCTATCAAAACCTCGTATGTGAAACTAGGCTCATCTACATAATGCCCCTGACACCAAACAGTTTCGTATTTCATATAACCTCCAAGTTATCGGCTAACATTAGCCCAATAGGTCACTCAGAGAATGACCTATTAGAAAATGCTATCTCAACAATGGCAGAGTCGGCTCTGAGTCATGGCTCGTAAACAAAGCTCCGCCCTCGTTACCCTCATCATCAGAAGATGGATAGACCCACAGACCATCCTCCAATTGAAAAGCAATAGGTCTACCAGACCAACCCATATCAAAAGCCTCGCTTTCGGTCATATATCTGACCGAGACAATTCTCTTGTTAAGTAATTGGTCAGATGCGACCTTATTCCAATGCTTGGTTAATTCTTTGTCGTTCATTTCTTGCAGTTTCATTTATGCCCTCTTTCTAAAATCAATAACATACCGAGACCCATCAGCTAAAAAGTAGTATTCGTTGAGAATCAGAGTCTCATCAATGTTGCTATCGCTAAAATAGTCTTCAACATCAAAAGCCACAAAACGAATAAACGAATCTATGGCATACAAGAAGGCATGGTGACCGCCATAATCAAAGTTATCGTGAAAAGCCTCCCAGAGGTAGCAGTCAGCGATATAGCCTGTTGGCATATAGTCCCTCTTAAAATTGGACTGCTTAATATGAAATAAATCCTTCGGCTCAATCGTTGTCTTAACGAAGGGGTGTTGAGTATCGCCAAGTGAATACTTAAGCACACGACCTCCTAAATGCTGAACAAAAGCCTCAAGAGATGCCATATTTTCTTTAAAATACGGATATTCCCAAGTAGCACGAAAGACCTCCCTTGCTTTTGCTTTGGCTTTTTCCTCTAACTCATCAAAACTAAAAATTTCAATTTCTACTTTTTCCATATAACCTCCAAGTTTACGCATCCACCCAAAAGATTAAGCACCACCCTGACCCTCTGCGTTTTGGTCTGGGGGTCGGTTTTTTGATCGTTAGCTGTTAGAGATGAACGACCAAGCAAACATAAAAGCCAGAGTGACCATTACGACCAGACCAGCGACCCATTCAAGCACAGCCAAGATAATTTTCTTCATGGCTGCACCTGTTGCACAGAGACCCCATACGAGGCCAGAAACTTAACCGCATCATCATTCTTGCGGAAAGCCTGAGACATGATGCGAGAAAGCTCCTCAGATGTTCTGGAGGGGTTTCCCTGTTCCAGATGGTGACGAGCCACGGCACGAGGCACAGGGCGAGAGTTAATGTAAAACTGAATCATTTTTCAAACTCCACTAAGGTATTTAAAAGGTAGTCTCTGACTGAGTAGCCTGTGACCTCTGGGGGATTCTCTGAGAACGCTTTGTATTCCATAAAAAACTCAGCCGAGTCCTTATCGGAAAACTTAGCAATTACCTCGCTTGTTTCGGTAGTGTGGCGATATACATAAAACATAAAACCTCCATTTATTGACTAAGACCGCCCTGAGGCGGTTTCGGCTATTAAAGCCTCATCAGTTAGCCTTTTATGACCTTTTGCATATCCTTGGCAAGTTGTATCCATGATTCAGCATTGACCAGACCGAGGCGAGGATATTCCTCCTCGGTGGTCTGTGCTACTTGCTCCGTGTAACGGTTCACCGCCTCCAGAATCATCAAGGAGGCGAGAGGGTGGCAGTCTAGAAGTGCTTGCACGGTCTTGGGTGTCATTGGGTCACCTCTTTGCTGATGTAAAAAGCAGTTGTATGCCCTTTTCGGTTGTATTCACCCTGAACAGACAAACCCAAAGCCCTAGCAATTCGCCTCATGCACTCAATGCCACAAGCTCCATGAAGACTGACGAACCCATCATCTGGGCGAATGGTCAAGCCATAGAATGAAGGGTTCACATCTTCGGCAATTTGCAGCCATGAAGTAGAGCCATAAGGCACTTTTGGCAAATCTTTAACGAGGGCTTTCAATTCCTCTTGGTATTCGGTCATAAGCCACTCACCGAAGACCGTCCCTGTCATGTCATAGCCACCACCTGAGCAACGGTAACGCTTGCCAGAGTTGCGAGAATCTAACCGACAGATGTTATAGCCGTAAGTATCACGACCACGAGAGACAGACCAAGACAAAGCTAAACGATTGATAAACATTTTTTAAACCTCCGAAGAAAAGAACAAAGCAATAGAAATTTCAACGAGACCACCAATAAACTGCGACCAGATAATTGGGTAATCAGTTGAACCAGAAAGAACGAGAACGGCAGAGCAGACAATGTGAGCCATGCCGAGAATAATCCAAGCCATAAGACCTCCAGATTAAAAAGTAAAACCAACAAAAACAGAACGAGAACCACGAACAAAAGCCTCGTGGTTCACATCATCAAATTTATAAATGGAATAAGTGCGACTAGAACGATCATATTCACCACGAACCCAGACAGGAGAGGTCTCCGAGTCTTTGAGCTTGATAAATTCGCCCTTCGGTATTGCTTTGATTGTCATCTGTTCCATTGTGAAACCTCCTAGCAGTTGAGATATGCGACTAGTCACCTATTGACTAACCTCGTGCGATTTTCAAGCTCTGGGGGGTTGCTTGTCAATACCTTTTGAAAAGATTTTTTCACCCTGTATTTATAAGGGTCTGGAGGCGGTCGGTCTGGCCTCGTTTTGATCAAAAAACTTAACAGGCGGAAAGAGTAGCCGAAGGCGAACAGCCCATTATTGAGAGAGTCACATAGAGACCAGATAGAGAAACCTACAGAGCATAGGCTTTCAATCTTGCGAGAGTTGCAGCGTTACCAGAACCGTCCTATTCTCTAGGGTATAAAAATACCCTGTTTATACCTATGACCAAGAAACCGAAACTAACAAGAAAACAAATTACCGAAGGACTGCAACAGATGCCGATTGAAACCATTCTTCTGGGTGCGAACAATGCGAAGGAAAAACGCTTGACTGCCTCGCAGATTAAGTTTGCCGAGGAAATCGCCAAGGGAAAGACTAAGGCTGAGGCATACAGACAGAGCAGACCCAACGGACGAAAAAGCAAAGCAAAGCCGAAGACCGCAAGCCAGAGAGGGCAAGAGCTTTCAAAAGACGGAGCAATACAAGCTCAAATAGAGGCTTTTAAGTTGGCTCTGGAGGCTCAGAAATATCAAACCCCCCTACACTTGAGGGCTTTGACAATCCATAAATTGACAGAAAAGGTGCTAGACCCTGCCTGCCCACCAGCCCAACAGATAAAAGCCATGGAACTTCTGGGCAAGATAACAGAGGTCGCACTCTTTACAGAACGCAGAGAGGTCATTCAGCACAACACTAGCGACCAGATGAAGGAAAAGCTGCTTTCTTCTCTCCGTCTGGCAATTTCTTCTCAGGGTGTAACAGATGTTACAGAGACCGACCCAGAGAGCTTGCTTGCAGAGCTTACGGCAAAGCCTATTAACATGGCCATAGACTCGGATTATGTCGCAGAAGATGATGTATCTCTGGCACAAGAGGACGAAACACCAGAGGCGGAGGGGTTCAGCGATCAGTTTTTAGCCAGACCCACTACACCGCCACCCCCTTTTTTTGAAAATTTGCAGCCGCCCCCTATGCATAGTATTCCACACAATCAATCCCCTATCATTCCGCAACCTCTTGATTCCAAAGAAGATTCATGTGTAACACCTGTTACACCTAGGGAAAACCCTAATGTTACAGGGGGGGAGGGGGTATCAAAAAATTTAGCGGCAGATTTGGAGTCCGAATTAAGGACACCCCCCGTCAACGTTTCTAAATCATAGGGGTGGGGGGTATATATTTTGAAAATTTGGACTTATGAAGAGATGTATTTAGCGATCCAGTCTATGACAGAAGAAGAGAAGCACAAGTTGTTGACCATGTTATTGCGTGATGAGGCGGTCATGATTATGACCAAGAGGGAAGAGAAAGAATGACCCCTGCGCAAAAAGAGATCTTCATGATTATTGATGAATGGTGGAAGATGTATGGATTCGGACCGACCGTTGACGATATTATGAGAATGACTGGGGAGAGAAGTCGCAGTAATACGGTTCGGAAGATGAAGGCGTTGGTTGCGATTGGGGTTTGTAAAGCGACTCCGAAACGAGCGCGATCAATTCGGCCAGTGGGTATTCGTGTGCGGAGCGTTGAGTGAACGATACAGCAATCAATAAATTAATTGATAGTCTTCCAGAGGCGGACAGAGCTGAGTTATTGACCATGGCTCAGGCTTATATGGAGTCTGTGACCAGGGAAAAAGCGACTGTTAGTTTCATGGAGTTTGTTAAGGTCATGTGGCCTGGGTTTATACATGGCAGACATCATGCGTTAATGGCGAAGAAATTTGAGGATATAGCTAACGGCAAGATTAAACGGTTAATCATAAATATGCCTCCCCGTCATACAAAATCCGAGTTTGCCAGTTATATGCTGCCAGCTTGGTTCTTAGGGCGGTATCCGAATAAAAAGATCATTCAGTGTTCAAATACGGCTGAACTAGCGGTTGGGTTTGGACGTAAGGTGCGTAACTTAGTAGATGGAGAACAATATGCAAAGGTCTTCCCCAATGTCCATCTTAGGTCTGACTCTAAAGCTGCTGGTCGTTGGAGTACCAATGGTAATGGC